TACCGTGCATGTGTATGCGGTTGTAGTCTTCACCTTTCTCTGTGATTACCCAGTGCTTTACGGACTTTCCTGTTCTTTTGCGTATCAGTTCCAGCCAGTGTCTTATTGCATAACGGCACATATCATTCTCTTCTTCATTGGTCGGCTTCAGTCCTGCGTTCACGGCCTTGCGTGTCTTTTCATACATATCTTCATTGAATGTCAGAGTCAGGAATAGCGCTCCCTTGTGCTGTTTCAACTCTTCTGACAGCCGCACGTACCATTCTCTTTTCTTTTGCTTTCGGCATTCCATGCACTTGCCGCATTTTATCGGCACGTATCTCAGCCTCTCGTCCTGGCATGCTGGCGGATTATATCCATTTTTTCTTGTCGGTAAATACTTTTTATTCAATAAGTACTTTGTATACAGGCACATATCATATAATTGTTTAAGTTTTACTTTAAAATAATATTCATACATAATAACAAGAGGTCGCAACCTTCCTCTGGTGATGTTACCCAGATTCATGATCCGACCTCTTGTTGTTATGTATGCTAGCCTAGCGGCGATTGAGCTGCACATTGTAGCGAATCCTGCATAGTGCGTGAGGGATTGCAGCGGAAATCCCGCACGGAGCGAAGCGCAGGAGGAATTGCAGCGGAAAGCCCGACCCCTTGCGGGTCACGCCCAAAATATGACCATCAAGCTGATTCCGTGCGTGTGCGATATACGTACGCGCGCGACTTACTTGATGAAGCTTAATAGTACTTTCAAGAACTTGCCTAACAGCCTTGCATATTCTCCTTCACCCGTCAACTTCTCAAGCAGCAAGGATGCTGCCTTGTCCTGTTCCAGCTCGAAGTCTGCTCTTTCCCACTGTTTCTGCATTAAGTCGAACTTTATTCCAGCCAGTGAGAACTCGTCAACCTTACCTTTTGCAATGGCGTCTATGTCCTTCATCAGACGCTCCAGGACACCTTTGTCGAACAATGCTTGCCGCTCGTCTTTCTCCCACTGTGCCACGTCTCTTCCGATAGGCCCGAAGTACTTCGTGAGTACAGACTGTTCCCAGTCCGTTTCTCTGCCTTTGTTATCGTAGTGTATTCCGTTCTTTATAATCCTGTTCGCTTCATTCTGGAATGCAAGCAGCTCCTTGTTCTCTTTCAATACATCTCCCTGTAGCATAAGGTTATTAACCTCTTCCTGAACCTTCTTGACTTCTTCTACTGTCTTGGTATATGTAGCTTCCAGGTTTTTCTTTTCCTGTTTTGTCTTGCCTATCTCACCAATCTTCTGTGCCAGGTCTATGCTGCTGCCTACCAGGTTCTGCATATTCTGTGCCGTAGCCTCGGCTCTTGTTTTCTGAGCCTGAGCATTAGCTAATTGAGTGTTGGCCATTACCTGCTGCGCCTGTAATGCCATCTGTATTCCCATCGGTTGGAATGCCTGAGCAGGTTGTACTTCAGCTCCTGCGCTTGCCTGTCCTGCTGACCCTCCGCCTCCGTTCATTAGTGCCGGATTCAGTCCTGCCGCTTTCATCTGCTTCACCTGGTTCTCGTAACCCGTGTAGTCAAACATCTCTTTGGCATACTGCTGTGACTGCGCTGCTGCTTCTTTGTTCCACTGGTTTTGCAGCGCCATACGGTCATTTTCCGCCTGGTTCTGCTTTTCCCACATCTCACGTCCGTACTGCATCTGCTGCTGCCACTGCTCTTTTTGCCATGCCAGTGCTTTTTTGTTCTGTACGGCTCCCGTTATTGTGTTGGCAATTCCTGTAATCAGTCCTGAGCCTCCCTTGTCTAAGAAATTTAAAAATCCCATATTGTGTCGTTTTCGCGCTTTTTCCAAAAGCGATTATACTTAACTTGATATATATGGCTGTGTGCGTACCGAAATACGCACAGTTGTTTAACCCGAGTGTCAGCTCGGCTGCCCAGCCTGATTTGGTTCAGGCGCGCCCATTGGCGTTTTTTCTCCATTGTCTACATTAGAAGGTTGTTGTCCTTTAGCAATCCTTTCCCTGTTCACTGCGTCCATTGCTCCCTGAGCAATATCCCACTTGTCCGCTCGTACATTGTATTCAGGTCTTACTCCCTTTTCCTTTGGTGTGTATATCAACGGTGATGTGTCCTTGATTGGTTCACCTGTTTCCACCATTTCCCGACATCTCTGTTCTATTGTCTTGCCTTCATAGGCCTCCATCACGTAGAATCCCACGTAATGGCTCTCCTTGATTATTCTTGGTTTTCCCATATTGTTAATTATTACATTAATGGAATCTGAGCTGCGCTCATTACTCGTCTCGCAATTACCCCGCAACCAATCTGTATCCAGAAGTCTCTGTTGGTCTCCGTATTGGTCGCAAATATATATGTGTAGTCTTTTGGATTGATATATGTTGTAGTATTTGTAATGTGTCCTTCATTGTTCACATTGTAGATACGGTTCAATACCATATAACTTTCCTTTCCTCCTGCTGCGAAATCTGCGAATGACTTATTGAAGTTGGTCATGTAGTCCAGCCATGCAGGCTGCTTTCCTATTGCCAGTGACGGTTTTGCCAGTCCGTGCATCTTGTTCTCCATCAAATCCTGATAACCGATACCATCTAGCTGCGGCTTGTGTAAGTCATCCATAGTCTCCAGCCAGTTGTCCCAGTCGTTACCCTGAGAGTAGTCTACCAGTGGCGTAATGCTTGCGATACCCATGATATAACAAGGTTCATTGACTTTAATCTTAATCCTTCCGCCTTTTTTCTGCCCGTTGTATCCACGTCCTGCCAGGCTTCCCAATGGCTCTTCTACACCGCTTGCTGTGCTTGAGGAATTACTTACCACAGCTTCAAAATCAATTATTGTTGACATACCACCTTCGTATACAGGTGTTTCTGCTCTAAAGTAATAGTCTGTAGTATATACCGTTTCAATCCAGTCCTTATAGCTTCCTCCTGACACCGCAATACGGTTCAGCATGTTGTACACCTTCTGTGCGATGTTCAGGCTGTCCAGATTCAGTTTTCCGTCCGTGATTGCCACGTCAGTAATTGCTTTGATTCCATTATCTCCGTCTACCCACTCTTTGTTGACCCAGTTATTGAATATGTCGCTCTGTAGCGTTTTCAGACACAGTCCGCCCATTTCCATTTGGATGATAGGCATCTTGATCTTCGGTTCGGATTCTCCTTCTTTGGCTGTTCCTACCAGTACATCCTTAATGAATGATGTTCCTATCCATTCTTCCGTAGAATTAGACTTTATCAAAATTTCCTTCTTCCCCTGCTTCAGTACGTATTCCCTTAAGTTGTCGATTTCTTCCAGTCTATATGAGCTTGTGTAGGTTTTTACAGCTGTTCCTTTACTTACTATATGATTTACTCCTGTTAGAGCATAATCAACATTATTTTCCAGTTCTCCACCTGATATACTCCACTTGCCTGTACGTGGTCGGTCAATTATTATGGTAACGTTGTCTCCTTCTGCTTCGACTTTTTCGTCCCCGTATAGTACTGCGTTGAATTTTAATGTTCTTCCGTCTACTAACGTAAACCATGTTTCTAATTCTTTCGTTTCTTGATATGTATCCCATAGAGCTTTGGGTAATGTTACTTTTAATACATTTTCGTATTTGAAGTTTAACCATCCATAGGGACCGGTATAGTTTGTTTTGCTGAATACATTACCGTTATTAGTTGTTACGCTTCCTCCGTTTACAATCAGACTACCTCCCATTATCATGAAGTAATCTTCCTGCTTGTTGGCGTAGAAGTTTTTGAAAATGTCGTAATACGAAAAGTAAGGTACTGCATTGACATTGTTAATCTGGTCTCTGAAAGGTTCATATCTTAATCCTAAGTATTCCGCCAGACTTCCTGTTCCTGATTTTTTCGATTCCTGAATGCTTGCATTCTCTAGTGTTTTGTAGTTTTGCGCAAATTTAGGCAATTTGACTTTTTTCATGTCCAGCCCGATATTCAGTGCATTGTTATGTAGTTGAGCCTGGTATAATCTCAATGGACATGTGAATACGTCCGCTTGCATCTTAAACTGTCCAAATAGAGGCCCTACTGTTGGATGTGTCAGCACTTTTGAATCCAAGTCGATTTCGAATGTATCTCCTGGTAGCGCCAGTAATTTCATGAATGGCACTAGTGTACCTACTCCCATGGGTGACCTCCATGCGTAAGACAGGTCATGGGTACTGCGTCCATATTCTCTTAGAGATACGGACATCTTATTGTTGTCGCCCAGCGTGTTTTTTCCGATGTTTACCTTCATACTTCTTCTACTTTTTTCGGTTTATAATCCTTAAGAGCTGTAGTAACAGCAAGAGCAATCTTACAAATCTGTTCATAATCAGTCTTTTCCAGGTCTTTTACACAGTCTTCTTTTGTTTTGAATGTTCCACGTGAAACAATTGTGTTGCCAATTACGGCAAACCATACATCTTCATCATGTTCCTTAGTCTTTACAATTCTTGTGATTCCTTTGTAAACCTCGATAAAATCATTGTTGTTCTTTTCCATTTTTCGTATTCATATTAAAGTTGGTACTGTCATTTTTTTGAGTCGCCTCATTCTCCTGCGATACGGATTGTGTGCTGTTTTGATTATTCTTCTGAATGTTGAGACTTACCACGCATCCTCCTAGTGTTGCTGCAATAATCCATGCTACAACCATAATTTTAATTAATTGTCTTTCCTTTTTACTTTTAACATTCTCCATGATTTTTTGTTCATTTCTGTTAAATACTTTCCTAACTCCCTGTAGCTTCCACAGGTGGTAGTTAAGTTTACCACCTGTCCTGTTGTTTCGTTAACGAATTCGATTTCAAATATAATAAATAATATTGATTCCTGCATGTCTTTTATTTTAAAATTATTCAATTTCGTATATTAGCGTTATTTTCAACAGAATACCATGTTTCTCAAATTGTTTGCATAACATTTCTGTTTTATGTAATGCTTCAGATATATCGCTTCCATTCATTGCTATATCCAGTGTTAAGCCATTTTTTAAATTCTTCAAGGTAATTTCAAACTCTTTCATAATCGTAATTTTTAGTTGTTTTCATGATTTCTCCTTTTTTGATTACATTACAAATATACGCATTTTCTTTTAAAACGCAAAATTTTGCGCATTTTTTTTATTATAATCATATATTCTTTTTTTCTATTAAAGAGAATTATATATGTATATGATAGCCTGTTGAAACTGTTCATAACTATGTTAATTCATTCATTTATAGACATTTATCTTGTTCATAACTTTGTTCATAACTTTCTGTTAAATTATTTGCATTGTTCATAAGTATTTTCTTATAATAAAACATTTCAATATTCCAAATTTTAAGCATTTATTTTATCAACAAGTTATTAACAGGTTTATTAACCGATTTTGCTGTGTTATCAACAGGTTATCAACACTTGTGCATCCGACGTCTGGCAATACGCATACGTTCCAGACGCTTGCGCTGCTTGTCTTTTTCCCATTCGTCGGGCTTGTCTCCAAATACTTCTACACCCCGTCTCTGATAGTATCTTGTTAAGTTGTCCCATTCTTCGAGGTCTTCTGTACTACATTTTTCACCTCCTATGTATCTGTAACCTCTCTCTTGCTTCATGATCCATAATTTTTCTCGCTCTTCTTCTGAGTATATCTTGTCGTGGTAGTACTTTGGCATTGGCAGTTCTCTGCCGTCTTCTGCCTTGTAAGTCTCGATGGTACGTTCTTCCTGGTATCTGTTTCGTCTTGCATTTGTGCTTTTTTCGTAACCTCGGCCAATACCTTGACTACAGAACACTTTCCCCTCGAATTCAGGACATTTCTCGTTGATTTTCAGCATATATTTGGTTATATAGTTGATTGTCTTGCCATTGACATAGTCCCCTATGTAGGTGTATCCGTAGCGCCATGCGTCTACGTCCTCCTTGCTGCACCATACTATACCGTGCATGTGTATGCGGTTGTAGTCTTCACCTTTCTCTGTGATTACCCAGTG